CCCTCCCGTTCTGTTTTTTTTTTTTTTTTTTTTCATCGACTAAAGAGAAAAGACTCCAACCTGCACCAAACAGCAGGACGACCAACAAGTAGAATAATATGAACTAACGCTTCCCCGTACGGAGATATTTGTACAAGCCGTAGTCACCAGACACAGCAATGAGTGCATCTATAACAGCAACCACCGGTACAGACGGGTTGGACAGGCGCGCCCGAACCGACAACTCCAACACCCGCGGGAGGTGGTGGTGACGCTGGAAAGACCTACACCTATCACGGAAAGACTCGAACTGCTCGGGAAGCGTCGCCTCGGCGACCGTACCCTCACCTTGCAACTCGACAAGTTTCAACGGATCCGGAACAAAGTACCCACGAGACTCGAAAAACAAAATGTACCCAGAGCTGAAGTAAATAACACTGTTCGCCACCAACTTGGCTTCGAGGTTGAACAAATGCGACATCTTCGACACGACCAGAGACGGGTTGACGGCAGCCCGCAACCACAGCACGTTGTCGTCGCCCTTGGCGATCAAGTACCGCACGTTCTGGTACCCCACGCAACGGCAAGCAGAGACCTTGTTATAAATCATGTTGCCTAGCATCGTGTCGGGAGCCCCGGACTTCATCTGATAGACAGAAGCGAACGCTAAGCCCAAAACACGGCTAGAAACCTTCCCCACGAAAGAATCTTTGAAGATCTCATTGACTCCCGGATCGAGACCCAGTGCCTCCAGAACATGTGCCTCAATGAGCCTCGCAAGCAAGTTCTGAGACTTGTCGTACTTTCCCGAGTCAAGTTCCAACGCGGGCAGAGTGGACAGGTCGCCTTGATACTCAGTCAACCACTCCGAGATCTCGTCATCCGACAAACGACCAGCGCTGCAGAACTCTGGGCGCAGCGCCGAGTCAAGTCTCTCGAAGATACGCCTGTGTACACTGGTGAACGGCGCCGTGTCCTTCTTCGACATGCTAACGATCACTTGAGGTTGGCTCAGCTCGTGTTGGGCCATGGTGCTCAACTTTGGCTTGATACGTCTCTTGATAATGGTGTCAAACCTCTCCAGGTTAAGTTCCACCATTTCCGTCGGGCACTCGGCCTCGAGTGCGGACCTATAAGTGCCATCCTTGTTGGCTAACCACGCCATGTAATCGGTCAAGTTGAAAGTGATCGGGTCCTTCTCGTACGCGACTCTCAAGGTGTCGTTGTAATTTAGTACAAAGCAATTGGAGACGAACTCTTCGGCCAGTTCCTTGGCATAGCTGAACACAGCGGTCTGCATCTGAAGGTCAGGGGGGTTGAAATTTCGTTTGGCCGACGCCATGATACCGTCGAGCAAGGAAGCACGACCAGGCTGCAACGCGGCCGTACGCAAAGGCATGTCGCGGTGCAAGATCTCGGGT